GTATCATGCAGACAGTAGAGCAATATAACTTCAACCTGAAGGCTCTAGAGGATGCTCTCCTTGAATATTAATACTCACCTTACACCTAAATTCAATAAACTTAAAAAGCATGTCACAGCCTATCTAAAGATTCAACAACATGCTGATCTTATTGAACTAGCTATTCACATTATCGAAGATGACTATCCAGACTTTCATGATGAACATGATGCACCTAATCACTATTCAGATGAACTATCCAATGAAATGAAAGCTGCAATCTACGATACCATTAAAATCTACAAAACAACTGATCACATGATTGATCATCTTGAATTATATGAATGGTGCAATGATGCAAATCTATAATTCAAACCAATACAACTCAAAGATTCAAAAGGATTCAACCCAAAACCTCTTCTTAATCTTGAATGATCAAGAACGACATTATCTAAAAAAATTGCATATTAAATTATTGAAGACATTATTAGCAGACACACCCATCAATTTCAATCATTATGATATGGAGATGGTACTATTCATTCCTAAAATGTTTCACTATCATCCCAATAGAGATGAATGTATGATGCTTGATCCTACATTAACACAATTAACCAAATTGGACAAGATGTTGAAGAAGGTGCCCAACATTCCAGATTCATTCATTGATTGGATGGATGCTATCTTTGATGAGTCAGAATTGAACAAACATCAACTCAAAAAGATAATGGATCGGAAACGTGCGATGAAAGCTGAGTTTCTCAAGAAGCAAGAGTTTTCCAAGGAACTGAATACCTTTCAAGATTGCCTGACCTTCTAAATACCATTACAGAAGTTGAAGCCAAAAATGGGGCATTTAGATGGAAGCACACAGTTTACTAATTATCATCCCTGCAATTGCAGCGATACTAGCCAGTATTGCCCTAGTGGGGAAGGCATTCAATTACCTTTCAACCACTATCATTGTCAAGATGATCGATCATGAGATGGAAAGTAAATTAGAACACATAAGGCAAGATAAAATGAAAATATTAGATGAATTGGAAAAAACTAATTCACGCTTAAGTGCGTTAGAGTTTGGTCAGAACACATTGAACATTAGAATGAACACGATGAAGGATGATAGTGACAAGTCTGATCGCAATATTGAACACATTGAAGCCAAATTAGATTCCATTTACCAAATACTAATTGAAAAGTTAACGTAAATTCTTCTAAATATAGTTATCTGACTCAGCGAGTCACACCTTATGTCAGCGACAACAGGAGAATAGTATGCCAACTAAGAATACAACTGCACAATGTTTTTTAAACCCTAAACGTAAACCACCTAAGTCTAAAACACCCATATGGGCAGTAGAGATTAAATGGTCTGAACCTAATAACCGATGGGCATATGTAGATGTGCATGGTAGTTATAAAGATGAGAAAGCAGCATTCATGAAGGGTCACTCTGGTAATCCTAAAGGTACATCATCGGAAGTAGCTAAAACTATTCAACTGGTACGTAGTGCAGCAGTAGATGCAGTACTCAACGTAGGACTCCCTAGAGTGATTGATCTATTATCCAATAATAAAGACCTATCAGTACGTGAGCTTGTTAACCTTATTACACTATTATCAGATTTAGGTATTCCTAAACAAACTGAAGAAGTGAATGATCCTAAACCTACTCACATCCCTCAAATTATCATCTCACAAGAATCCATTGATCGTGCTATTAAACTCGATAAACTCTATACCAGTAAGGAAGAGTATGAAGAGTTTGAACATGATTGAAATGTTATATTATAACATCTATTCTAGTATCTGCTGGACTCACAATTTATTGTTATATTACAACACTTGTTATAACACATTGTAAACATGTCTACCACTACAGCATTAACTCCAGTAGAAGTGTTATCGAACCTTGCTGGATACCAAATAGAAGCCTTATTATCTGAGGCTAAAGTTAGAGTATTACTGAATAGTCGCCAGTCTGGAAAAACTAGTACCCTACGTTCTATCATCTATAAGGAAGGATTACAACAACCAACGGATATATTAGTGTTTGGTGTTACCCATCGTTCAGTAAAATACAATCTATGGAAACCCTTATTTGAAGGGTCTGATCCTATCTACCCTAGACATTTGATTAAAACGATGAACCGTACTGATATGTTTGTAGAATTATTGAACGGTACAACCATTCGCTGTTCAGGATTAGAGAACGTGGATGCAATCTTAGGTGCTACAGCCGATTTAGCTATATTTGACGAAGCCCAATCCTTATCAGAGGATGCTATTAATAAAATACAACCTATGTTATCTACACGTGATGGTAATATGATATTAGCGGGTACCGTTAGAACACGTACCAATATCCTTTGGAAATATTATGAGAAGGGTCAATTGGATCACCCTGACTATACACCGGGATTCCGATCATGGCGTGTAACGGTCTATGACTCTCCTACACCGAATAACAATCCTGATATGATACAGTTCCTCAAATCATCCATGTCATTGTCTCAATTTAAAGCAGAGTTTGAATGTGATCCAGATTCAGGACAAGGTAGAGTCATACCCGATTATGATAGTACACTGAATCGTTCTGATAAGACTCTCAACGTTGATAAACCCTTATACATTGGTATTGACTTTAATGTTAAACCCTACACAGCGGTGATACATCAAGTCTATGATAACGATATTCATGCTATTGAAGAATTATACATCAATGATACAAACACCCATAAAGTTGCCGAGTTAATTAAAAATAAATATCAACAATGGGAAAATAGAATATTCATTTACCCTGATGCTACTGGAACCGCACGTAAAACCTCATCGAAGAATAGTGATATTACTATATTATCGAAAGTGGGTAAAATTGTGGTGAATAGAAGCAACCCTTTACAATCCAATAGAATCAATGCATTCAATGCTCAAGTATGTACAGCCACAGGAACTAGACACTATTTCGTACATCCTAATTGTAAACACCTAATCGAAAGTTTATTGGGTTTAATCTATGATGATAATGGCAAGATGGATAAGAAAGCAGGATTGGATCATATCTTTGATGCTACCAGCTACTTTATCGCTAAAGCATATCCAATTAAGTCCACTAGAATAGTACAACAACACTTTTCAACTTAATAAAGTATAAATACCCCAATAAAAGGAAGTATAGATGAAGAATCCACATTTTGAAGTATCACAACAATTTGCTGACCTTAACCGACAGTATTCTATTGTAGATGATCTATGGGAAGGTACCTCTGCTATGCGTAGAGTAGGCACTAAGTATCTACCTAGAGAACCTAAGGAGAGTAAAGTAAACTATGATAGTAGACTTAATAAGGCTACCCTTGAACCTATTTTTAAACGTACCATCGTTCAAAGTGTTGGTAAAGCCTTCTCCAAGTCTATTACTACGAATAATATTCCACCACAATTAGAACCAATGATCTTCAATGTTGATCAATCTGGAACCAGTTTAGAAGCATTCTCAAAGGATGTATTAGTGGATGCTATCAAATATGGTATTACCTATATCATTAGTGATTTTCCAGTAATGGAACCTAATGCTACCTTACAAGATGAATTACAAGCTGGAGCCTATCCATATTTCGTTAATATCAAGGCTACACACGTCCTAGACCTACATGTATCCTATATTGATGGGATTGCTCAACTATCCTACTTTAGGTTCTTAGAAACGGTGGTAGAGTATGAAGGTATCAAATCATTCAATGTTAAACAAGTAAAAGAATTTACCTTTGATGTTGATGGTGCAGTCATCTATAACATTTGGAGATTGGATAAGAACAAGAAAGAATATTTGTATGACACGAATGTAATTACCAATATGAAAAGGATTCCAATTACTCCAGTGTATGGTAATAAGATCACTCCATTCATTGGTGAACCTACCTTAATGGATTTGGCCTACATGAATATTAAATTATATCAGAAGACTGCCGATATAGATGTAGCCTTACATTATGGAGCGATGCCCATGTTAGTACTGAAAGGTGTAGAACAAAATGTTGATCCAGCAACGGGTATGGAAACTGAAATAGTTATCTCACCTAACTCTGGTATTAATGTTGCACCTGATGGAGATGCTAGATGGTTAGAATTAAATGGTAGTGGTATTAAAACGTATCAAGAGGATGTGAAAGACTTGAAAGCCTCCATGTCATTCTTAGGCTTAGAACTTACCTCACCTAATAAAACGATTCATGAAACAGCTACTGGTCGTATTCTTGATGAACATACTAAAAATTCAATGTTAAAAGTAATTACTATTGATCTAGCATCCTCTATTATCAAAGCCATCTATCATGCTGGACAATATCTACAATTAGAATCGAATGCTGAAGTAATCATTGATACATCATTAACCGTAACCTCTGATATAGCCTTAGATAATATTGTAACCCTTGTGAGTAGTGGTATGTTAACACCTGCACAAGGCTTAGAAGAGGTTAAAGCAAGAATGATGTTGGTCACTGATCCAATTATTCAGAGTAATAATATTAATTAACAAAAATGTATTGAGCACTAAATAATAGTACGGGTCTGCGACCCATAAGGAGAAAAACACTATGTACAAATTTGACACTAAAGAAGAACTGGTTACATTTCTATCATCAGAAGATGGTGACGGATTTGAAATATCGAATAGCATTAAGCAACCGTTGATTAGTAAACGGGATGAATTGTTATCTGAGAACAGTAGTATTAAACAGAAGTATGCAACCTTCAAGGATATTAATATTGAAGAGTTACAAACAAAGGCTTCAAGGGTAGATACTCTTGCACAAGAGATTGAAACCCTTAAAAAGCAGAATAATGATGGTTCTAATGATGAAAAGTTAGAACAATTGAAAAAGTCCATGCAAATTGAATTAGATTCAAAGGATAGTAAATTCAATGAATTTGTATCCAAATATCAATCGAGTCAAGTGAATGGAAAGATTGCAGCAGCCATTTCTAAACAGAAAGGTGTGGTTGATCTATTATCACCTGCAATTAAGAATAGAATTACATCAACAGTAAATGATGATGGTGAAGTAGAGGTTACAATCATGACAAATGATGGAAAACCATATTTCATTAATGGTAAGGAAGCATCTTTAGATGATTTAGTGAATGAATATAAAAGTCATGATCTATATTCAAGATGTTTCGATGGTACAGGAGCCAGCGGTTCAGGTACACGTACAGGTGGTGAGGCTAAGGCTAATATACTTGATCCTAACTCACCCAACTATAGTTTAACAGAGGCCATGAAGGCTAATGCTAAACGCTAATAACCTGCGGTTATGACACTTGTCGATAGCGTTGACATTTTAATATAACATATAATTGAGACGAATTACAAGTTTCAATAAATAAGAATAACAACATAATACAACAAAAGGAAATTATTATGACTGATCTAACCGATTTAGAGTTTGAACCGCAAACATTTAGAGATTATGTACAAGCGGATGTAAGAAAGAAAAGCCTATTTTATCAAAGTGGTGCTGTAGCCGTATCAGAGTTGGTTGTACCAACGTATGGTAAAACGGTAACTGTACCAGCATGGAATGGTCTTGGTGGTGAAGCGGAAGTGTTGAGTGATACTGTAGCATTAGCTCCAACTAAACTTACCTCATCTGCACAAGTAGCTCCAATTTTGGAACGTGGTAAACTATACACCTACAATGATCTTGTAGCAACGTTTACTAACTCTGATCCATTTGGTGCTCTTGCACAAAAACTAGGTACCTTCTGGGCACGTGAGTATGATCGAGTATTGGTTAATGTAGCCGTAGGTTCAGCAGGTGGAATGGATGCACTCGATGCAGGTTCCGTTATTAATGCTTCTGGTGCTGCACTATCATCTGCCTCAATCATTGGTACACGTGGTTTGTTTGGCGAGTATCAGGATGATGACCTAATCATGGTTGTTCACCCTAATACGTTTGCTGCTCTACAAGCGAATGAGTTGACTGACCTTATGCCGGGTGCTGATGGACGAGTAATCCAAAGCTTCCAAGGTATGCAGGTTGTTATGTCATCTACCCTTCCTGTAGCGTCTGGATCATATACTTCTATGATTGTACGTCCAAGCGCATTCCTTGAAGCACATGATGATCGCCCTCAACGTATGTTTGAGTCAGATCGTGACATTAAGGCCGGTAATGACTTTTTCACTTCACGTGATCGTTTCGTTATCCATCCTGTAGGTGCTGCATACTCTGATGTACCAGCCGGTGACACCGCTTCCAATGCTGAATTGGTTGACGCTGCTAACTGGGGTCTTGGTGCTGAAAGTGTCGATGACTTTGGTGTTAGAGTACTAACCCACACATTGTAATCACTGATTACGTTTAACACATTAAACCCCGGTCTTCCGGGGTTTTTGTTTTTA